TTTTCTCATTACTTGTCCAATCTTGATTTGATAAATGGAATTGGGTCTAGGTAGTTTACGCCGGTGTTTGACCACTTATAGAATCTGCCCTTTTGAATCTCGAAGTGAAGATGTGGTCCAGTTGATTCTCCGGTGTTTCCTGAGTCTGCGATGTAATCACCCTGGGCAACTTTCTGATTCTTGATTACTTTGATAGAGCCCTTGCGAAGGTGCATATAGGTAGCTGTGTATAACTTGCCGTCATCCTTGAATCTGATTCTGACGATAAAGCCTCCGCCAGCAGGTTCGCCGTTCTTGAACTTTAGAGTGCTTGGCCCGGCATAGATTACTCGTCCAGAAGCTACAGCGAATAACTTGCGACCTACAGCCGAAGCCCAGTCAACGCCATTGTGATGTTTCCTGATGTTTAGAATTGGGTGGAGTCTAGGGCCAAAGCCATAGGTCATTTTAGGCAAAGGTTTTTTGTAAGGCCAGATCATTAGTTTCCTAGCGTTGAAAGAATCAGTCCGACAATTGCAACCAAAGCCGAGGATAGCCCGGTGTAGGCAATCTTCTCGACCCAAGCCAGCCTGGCTAAAGTTAGCTCGACTTCTCTTAGTCGGTTAGGCACTTGATCCAGGTGGTCTAACTTTTGCAAGATTCGAACAAGGGTTTCCCCATGCTCGAGTTGCTTCTGATAGATGGCGTTCTGAGTAATCTTCACGCCTGTTGTTTCCTCAGCCATTACGAGATAAGTGCAGCGACTTCTTCAGGAGTCAATCCCAAAGCCAATAGTTTCGCATTAGCAGATTCTTGCAGTTCAGCCTTCTCGGCCTCTGCTGCCAATCTTGCAGCTTCCTCTAGCTCGTAAGCTTTTAGATCAGCCTTTCGCTGTGCTATTTCTTCCTTGGTAAGTTCTACCTCAGTCTGCACTCCATTAGAGCAATCGATTACTAGTTTAGTTTCGGCCATTTCTTCTTCCTTATTAAGTAACTGTGACAATTCCATCGGATCCTCTTGTAATTCCGTAAAGGTAAACTTCGCTACCTGATACAAAGTTCCCGGCTCCAGGGGTCAATGTAATTTGAGTGATGGCAGCAGTCTGATTCCAAAGCCCAGCGATAAGTGAGTTGCTTGCTGTAGTGGCATTATTTTCATTTCCAGAAGATGATGAATAAGGCTTTTGAGTTGAGCCAGCGTAGTTGGGAATATACAACGATCCATTGGAGAATATGTTAGCCGTAGAAACGGATGTGTTCACCTGGTAATCAACAGCGGCTGTGTCGGTTGTGACCGTGGTAGAAACCGCGAGCAACCTTCTTCTGGTGTAAGTCCCACCTGTATTAAACGCTATTGTTCCTCCTGCATTGTCTGCAGAATTTCTAAGGGACATAAAGATTATTAAGTCATCAAAAGCGTTGGTAATAGATGTGAATTGAATGTTAGCCTGTGCGCTTGTCAGGATTGCGCTTGCTATTAACTTCATGAGATTATTCCGTAAAGAGCCATAGTTGTTCCAATGCTAAATGTGTTGGCTCCTCCAGTTGTGACTAAAATAGTAGTAATTGCAGCCGTGTTTCCCCAGCGACCTACATTCATAATTGCTGTAAAAGAAGCGTCGTCACCTCTAGCTATTACCACTTTTTCTTTATCCGTGGCAGAGTAATCCATTATGTTTGCAATTCCCATATAGCTTGTAGTGGTTTGAGCATTTATCATTCCAACCTCAATCTGGTTGACTCCATGAGCGATTGGGTTGCTTGACAATGTCATTTGATTGTAGTTGCCTCCAGCGTCTCCGTTGAATCGCAACCTAACGGTGTTAGCTGCGCTGGTGTTTGCTTGGATAACTAAAACAAGATCTCTATATGTGCCTGGAATGCTTCCAAAAGTAATTGATGAAACAGCTGTGCCCAAGGTTGTCGTGGCTAGGGGTGTATAGGTCGCTGACATTGTTATCCCTTTATCCCGTAGAGGCTAAATCTTGAAGGTGATTGAATGTTGGAGGAAGCAGTCAGTGTAATGCTTGTGATTGCACTTGTGTCATTAAACATTCCGCTTGCTGTGCTTATTGCTCCAGGAGGAGATGAGGCAGCTAAATCCATAAAACCATAATTTGTTTTTATTGTCTTGCCTTTTGAAGTGTCAGCATAATCTAAAATATCGACAATTCCAGCTGCAAATCTTGAACCAGATCCAGAACCGGCAAAGAAATTTGACAGAGCAATTGAAGTGTTAGAACCTGTGCTAGTAACAGCAGTCCTAGTGCCGTCAGACCTTAATATGTGGTTATTGTAAACAGTTGCTGTGCTTCCATTGAAATTTATGTCTACAGTTCGGCCGTTCGTAGTGCTAGATCTTGCTGTGTATCTAAGTTGCAAGTGTTTGTATTCAGCACCGATTGAGCTAAAAGTAATGATTGCTGATGATCCAGTTCCAAAAGCCGTTGCGATAAGCTCGTAATCTCCAGGGGCTGCGCCCGAGGAGGAGAGTATACCTAGCGGAATAAGCACTAGCCCAAGTTTCCAATTAGGTAGTAAACACCAGAGCCACCAAAGATTACGGATGCTCCAGCAAACTGCCTGGCTGTCTTTACAGCGTTAAGAGCTGAAGATAGAGTCACACCTGAACCTGCAGCGAAAGTAATCTGACCGGCTCCAGCCTGAACAAAGTCAATGCGATCACCTTGCTGAGTTAGAACATTATCAATTGTAATTGTGATTGCAGTGCCAGTAGAGCGAATAGTGCTTCCTCGGTCAGCTGCAACAATTGAATAGTTGGCAGATTTGTCCGACCAACCAGTAGCGCCATCGAGGAGGTCTTGCCAGGCTGAGCCGTTCCAAAATTGGAATGTGTTTGAGTCCTCAAGATAAGTGAGCATTCCTTCCGTTGGTGAGGTGATTGCTAAACCTCGAGCTGTTGAAGTAGCGAACGCGATAACCGCTTGCTGCATTAGATACTCGTTTAGCTCAGAAGCAGGAAGAACGCTTCCGTTAGTAAAGACTTTGAATGACATTTATGCCGCTTTCCATAATTCAAGAGTTGTGAACCAGTTATCTACATCGATGTCATGGTTGACCTTGATGATAGTGTAGTATCCCACAATGTTCAGCTGGTTCTTAGTATAACTGACCCCAACGATAGTTCCCGGTGTAAACACCGCTGCTGGTGTGAGAGTTCCTAGCCGGTCGATTGCCGGTGTGACAACCTGGCTGACTAGCTTTGTAGGTGTTTGCTGGTAAACAGCCGTAGCCCATCGAGCTAGTTCGGTCGAATCGGTTGTGTTGATTGAAACATCAATTGCTGACTCGCCATAGAGATCAATTGAATCCTGGTTGATTAGGTTGACTGAGATTAGCTCGTCAGATGTTAGAGATACGCTCAGGGAGTTATACACAGCGTCAGCGTCAGAGTTGACATTGATTTCACTCAAGCATAGGTGATAAGGGTCTGAAGCTCCTGGGGCTGGGTGATTGTTTCCGATGATAAAAGTAGTAGCTGTGCCTGCCTCGGTAGTAGGTCGAGGGATAACCGTCAGCTCCTCGGTGTCCTGGTCTATCCAAACAACTGCCAGTCCGACCTGAATAGCGTCATTGATTACATTAGTGACTACAAGGTCGGTTTCGTTTACAGAAGGGATTTTGCCTTCAGTTGTAATGCTATTTGCCGAGAGCCCAATGCCTGTGTCATAAGCCAGCTTGTCAAAGATTTCGTAGGTTGTCGCGAATGTTCCACCTGGCAGAGTTGTGGTGTTCCAAGTGTCTAGTCTGGTGTTTACCAGGCTCTTGTAGATGTCAAAAGCTGTGATTCTAATTAGGTTTGGACCTTCTGGATAATAGGTCACATCGATGGTATCAATGTAGCCAATAAACAAAACTCGGTCTATCTGGCTGGAGTCGACTCTAACCCTAATCTTTGTATTGGCCCTGATGTTTGGGTTGACAGTTGGATCGTAGTCAAAGCCTTGGAGGGTAATGTTTGCAGTTCCCGGTTCTGGAGAGAAGTAAAGAGCGTTCTCAATAGATCCACCCAAGCTAATGCTTGCCTGGCTAACTTCACAGTTGACATCTTGCCACTTGAATCCAGAGCTAGGAGCTAGAACATCGCTGCCACCAAGTAAAGAAACATTGATTGTAAACTCGCCAAAGCCACCAAGAACATCGGTTCCACCAAGCTCGCTGATACCAAGGATAAAGCTAGGGCTGTCCTGGTCAGGGAGTAGGAACTCGACTACTACATTCTCGTCAACTTTGAAGTTAGGAATCATACTGGGCGAACTACCGAACTATTGACTGATGGTGCGCCTGTGGTTTTATTGTCTTTATTGATTGCCTTGACAATTTCCTTGGCTGTCACATTACCCTTGTTGATGTTTATAGTGACATTCTTTGAGCTCGAGCCTGAGCTTCTAGGTGAGTTGCTTCGACCTGCGCTGCCACCCGAAGCTGGAAGAGAAGGGGCTTCGTAGCCTGAGATTGAGACTAATGCGTTAGCTATTGAGTTGACTAGGTTGGCAAAGGTATTGAAGATTGGGAAGGCTTGTTTGAAAGTGTCAACCAATAGGTTTACTGTTTGAACAATGCCATCAAGTATCTGAGCTACTGTGACAAAGAATGTGACAAAGCCACTTGCTTCTGGGCCGGTAGTAATTCCAAACAATTTAGCTAGTGATTCAGCTAGGTTCTTGAGGGACCTATCCAATGATCCGTAGGCTTCTCTAACTGCCGGGCTGTCAAGTGCTTCAATCAATGACCTAAAGAACTTCTGAACATCGGGCACAATGTCAACTAGCCAGGTAGCAAACTTCTCAAGTAAGGGTAAAAGGATTGTTCCAATAGACTCGGAGATTTCTCCAAAGGCAACTTGGAGTCTTTGGTATGGGTCAGTCTGTGCAGCCTTTTCAGCAGATCCAGCGAATAGTCTTTCGAGCTCCGCTAGTGGATCGTTGGCTCCCTTGATAGCCGGGACAAGTCTTTCAAGTGCTCCGGTAGTTCCATCTGGTCCAACAGCTCTGGATAGGGCCTTGACAACGACTTCAACATCCTTGCCCGTTCCAGCGGAGATGTCGAGGGCCAAGCTCATTAGTTCTGTTGACTTGGTTATGTCCCCAGTTGCGCGAACTAGGTTAGCAAAGGCTGGTCTTAGCTTGTCATCAGCAATAGCAGACTGCAAAGACATCTTGCTAATTGACTTCTCGACCGAAGCCACTTGAGCATTACTGGCGTTAGTTGTGTTTTTTAGGGCTTTAGCTAAAAGCTCCTGGGACTTCGCGTCCTCCACAGCAGCCTTGCTTGCGTCTTTTAGTCCATTGACAATAACTGCAAAAGACAGACCTAGACCGATGGTTGCAAAAGCTCGGCCAATGTTTCGGCTGATTGTCTGTGCGCCCTTTTGAAGCCCACTAAGTTGCTTGCTAGCTCCCTGAGTAGCCGCGGTTAGTTTCTTGAACTCACCTAAGATTTCTACATTGAGGACTAAGCTCATTCGCCATTACCATCTTCCAAAACTTTGAGGAAGGCCGTCAGCTCTGCCATCGTTAGAGCTTTATACTCTGATGGACTCATTCCGAACGCTTGGCAAAACCGAGCCATTCTTTGAGCTGCTTGCTTCCTTATTCTTTTTTTGCTTCGTCACCCGAAACCATAGCTAGTGCCTGGCTAAGTGTGTAGTTACTAGCTTCCTCGATTGTGAACTTGGGGTTATCCCTTTTCATCACTACCCAGATAAAGCTCTTTAGTGCTTTGCCTTTCGGCTTGCCGTTCGTAAACGCTTGGTCAATGCTTTCACCGGTAAGGTTCTCGATGATCTCTACTTCGCCAAGGGTTAGGCTTTCAAAGTCAAAACTGTTCATTCTGTGGGGATTCCTTTCGTGGAGTTTGTTGCTATCAGTTTATCCAAACTTCTGTAATAGTTCTGGTAAACCTCATCCCGAGTAATTCCCAGAGCTTTGACAAAGAATGGCTGTGGCTTGATGTTGCGCTTAAACCAACCCCAATGGATCGGGTTAGCGTAAGGCACAGACTTATTGTTTCCAGCTGAGACAGACACCCGATTGAGAGCCTTGGACACTCTAATGCTGTTACGTAAGCGTCCAGATCTAACCGGTGCTAGTAGTCGGGCCTGACCTGCTACTAACTCACCGGCCTCAGAGCCGGCAGCCTTTATCTCAGCTGCCGGAACTCCGATTGCCTGGAGAGCCTTTATAGCTTGTCTATACCCTGCTACTTTGATGCCAGCAGGATCAGCCATAACTAAGCTGTTGCGTCTACTTCAACACCATAGAAGATGTTGGAAGCTGGGGTGTGAGGTGTGTTGACTACAGTTAGGGTCACGCTGAATACGGCAGTCTCGTTGCTTACCAAAGCTAGTGGAGGAAGCTGATCGAATGTCACAGTTCCCTTGTAGTGAGGCTCGCTTGAGGATGGGCTTGCGTTTCCATTAGGCGCGATTGTAAATGTAGCGGTGTCACCGAAGTTGTCCCAAAGAACGCGGTAAAGGCTTGCAGCGTCTCCGGATACGATTCCGTCTAGCTGAAGTGACCATTGACCACCGACGCGGACCTCACAGAAGGTCTGGACATCGCCAGGAGCGTCATCGAGGGTTAGTTGAACAAGGTTTGCATCGCAAGCGTATTCGGTTGCGCCAAACTTGAAAAGGATGTTTTGAGCTTTGATTCTAGTTGAAGCAGCCATGAGCTACCTTTCTAAATTGTTAAGTTGAGCTGGCAATAAATGTTTGCTGATAGGTATTCAGCGTTGTTGGTCTGTAAGTTGTAAGGCTGGTTGACCGAGGTAATTCGAGCATAAGTCAAAGGCGTAATAGCGTTCAAAGTATCCTCGATAAGTTGATCTAAGTTCTCTGTAGCTTTCTTGTTGGTGGCGGTAGATGCTACCAATACCAACTCAACTCCCAAACTCCATTCGCCAAACTCAGCGGTCTGAAGATAAGGCTGGGCAGAGTTTACGATAACAATGGGCGGTGTGATTCGCTCTGGAACATACTCCAGAACATTCAAACCTGCGTCTACAAGTTCGAGTTTGAACTCAACCTTGAGAGCATTGATTTCGCTCATACTCCGTATCCAACCCACCTGATAAGGAGAGGGTAGACAGCGTTCATTGGGTCCTTGGCAACTCGAATAGGCGCACCATCAAGGCTTGCGAATTGAGCAACTCCGTTAGGAGCTGAGCGACGATGGAAGAGTTCCGAGCTCGCGATTAGGACTGATTGATCGTGGACTGAAACTGGAATACCAGTCACAGACCCGATGTGTTTAGTCACTAGCGCGTGTCCGGCCGTTAGACATTCTTGGGGGAAGTCTGTCTCGTCGGTCCCGACATAAGCCTGGAACTCTGCCAAAGTCACTGCCATTTTTAGATCCTTATTAAGCTACGGTCTGAAGTGAAACGATTGCACCCTGACGCTGTGCAGCAACGGCCATGTAGCCGTAAACAGAAACAGAATCTTCTAGGGTTGTTACATCACCCTGGGTTAGGCGAACTGGGGCTCCAGCTGACTCCCATGAGGTAACTGCTGCTGAGTTAGCTAGCAAGCAATCGGTTGCACCCAACTGTGGGTCAACGATGATTGGAAGTCCGAACAATGATCCAGATAGTCCTGGGATGTTTGAGGATCCAATAGTATTTGAGCCATCGCCATTAGCTGAGAAGTTTAGTCTGCCGTCGGTTGCGCCGATAGAAACTAGGTTCACATAAGCCTCAACACCAGAAACAATAAACTCTGGGCGTAGACCGGTTGCGTTGAAGATGTAAGCAGATCCTTCTGCAATACCCTTTGCAACAGTCGAAGCGTCGGTGTGAGTGTCGAATGTCTTTCCAACATAGCTAAGGCTCTGTAGAAGGTCGATTACAACATTGTTTGTGAAGTTAGCGTAAGCAATTGTTAGACCCTGGAATACCTGATTCAAGGTGTCGATGGTTGCGCGCTCTACATACTGACGAGAGAAAGATGTGTATCCACCGTAAGTCTTTACATCGGCAGACATAACCTCGAAGGTTAGGTTTCCGAAAGCAAGTGCTTCGTTCTCTGGGTTCTGCTGGTCGATAGCAAGTGTGTTGCTGTCGATCTGGATGTATTCAACAGATAGTCCGCTTGTTGGAAGCGCTCCGCGTGTGAACGCTGACAAGGTTGGGCGGTTGTTGTTGATTAGAGTGTCCAGGTATCCAACGAATGGAGGAAGAACTGCTGCGTCTGCTGAGGTTGAAGCTGCGCGGGCTAGAGCCTTTGCGTCCTCGTCTCCTGCAAGTAGACCCTTAGCGTATTCACCCTGGGAACGGAACTTGAATGATGCTGGTGTTGCTACTTCAACGGCCTTACCTGCTTCTACGACTCGGCGCAATTCTGCTACCTCGTCCTGAACAGCGCGAACGTCGAACTCAATGCTTTCTGACATTGTTCTACTTTCTGTTTCATTAGGAGTCTCATCAGCTAGCTCAACCACTTCTGGTTCACCTTCGCTACGGACTTCGGTTATTTTTGCGCCTTCAAAGGCAGGGAA